TGATCATTAATATCTGCTAGATAATACTGCATTTCTTTTCCCATAAACTCCTCCCATTAAAAAAGACCCCACTCGGCAAATTTTTCAAATCCGCCTACGGAGTCTATATATTCTTTCGCTAGTCTTACTATCTCATCATAAGACTTACCATCTACTTCTCTATCCCCAATTGCACAGCAAAGTTTAACTTCTTCGCCCACCTCCTGTGCTTTTAGAAAAGCATAGATGTTTACAGATACATCTGCTTTTGACAAGTCTTTCCCATGAAGTCCTCCACCAGTTACGGAGTCTGCCATATCTGACCCAAGTTTTCTATTGGTGGCTCCTGTATCTACATCAGTTCCCCCAGTCCAATCTCCTAGTGGATTTACTTCTGCATAGGGATAGGTTTCTCTAAGCTCTGATGTTTTAGCATTGCTCTGACAAATAATCAGCCTTGTTTCATCTAAGATATACTTACCATCAAACGGATATTTATCATAAATTTCTCTTGCTATTTTTGATAGTTCCTTCTGTTCGTCTGTTAAAGGCACTCCCTTAAAGATACCATTATCACCACAACGCAACTTGTTCTTTTGATTGTTTGTCAAATATACATCTTGAGGAACAATCAAAATATCTGCCTTCACATCGCCTGCAATACGATGAATGATTTTTTCAATTGGCTCCTGATAGAGTTTTTCTGTTGTTTCTATAATAACATGACACACACCGTGTCCAATTAACACTTCAACTGCAATCTTAGGGTTGTCATTTGTCTTATATGCTAGATCTACTATTGCACCTGCTATCCTATCTGCTATTTTATCAGGATGCATTGGATTTACTTTTTCTATCATTTTCTACCTTCCTCCTCTCAGTAATCTTTCCATGGGATCATTACTTTCTTCTTCAAAAATTTCTGTACAATTTTGCTTTACAATGTCATAAATCTCATACCAAATTAGGTTTGCTGTTTTTTGAAACTGACTAGACATCTGTATAAATGGAGAGGCAATTACACCTCCGGTGGTTGGATGTTTTCCAAGCATTCCGTACCTACTGATTGCTTCTTCACACTGAATATATCTAGCAAATGCTTGTGAATAAGATTCAATAAGCCTTTTGTTTACCAACTTTTCGCATTTTCTTTCCTTTAGCCACTGCCATGTTTCTTTATATATGCGGTCTGCTCCAAGCGGTATCCCACTCTTTTGCTTAGCAGATAGATACTCACTTGGTTTGGGCATATCCATACCTTCAAGTTCTACCCCTTCTGGTAAATCTACAGATTCCAGTTCTGCGTAGTATTCATCTGGTATATCATTTGCTAGTATTTTTACCATTTCACCAGCTTGTATTTTTTCAGCTACTGGCTTTGGCTTATCTCCTGCTCTGACCCTTCTTCCTCCTCTATATGTTCCGTCTTTAGCCAAATTATCACTCCTTAAATTTTTACTTTCTTTAATACCCTGTTTGAACCTCTCTTTTTGTGCGTGAGACCCCACGCCCGTTCCCCAGTGGATAGGTTTGTAGAGATTTTACTCCCCCTACCCCTTATTTTTATTCCATCTATCACCACGACTTGCATGTATTCTCGCATGACACGATTTGCATAAAGAAATCAAATTACTTTTATTATGATTTCCACCTTCTGATAAAGGTTTGATGTGATGCACTTCTTCTACGGGTACTAAAATTTTCTTCTTAAAACACTCCTCACAAAATGGATGCTCCTTAACATAAGCATCTCTTACTCTTTTCCACACTCGTCCATACCTTCGGCGTACAGCAGGATTCCTGTCGTACTTCTCGTAGCGTTTGTTCTCTTGTTTCTGGTGCTTTTCACAAAACCTACCCTCAGTTAGGTTAGGGCACCCCGGATATGAACATGGACGCTTTGGTTTTCTTGGCAAGCCTTCCACCTCCTACCATACATAAGAAAAGCCCTGAAGGATTTCTCCCTCAAGGCCCTGTTTTATTTATACTTTTGACAAGTATATCATACCATATTTGATGCTATGACATCTACTGACAATCACTGCCATCAACTGCCATTAGCTGACAACTTTTAATATTAATTGGATTTTCAGGTAGTTTTAGCTTTGCTAGAGCATTTCCATGCCACCTATATATCGTCCTTTCACTTGCAAATAACAAAGAACATATCTCATCCCATTCTAGACCTTTAACATATCTGTAATTCAGAACCAGCTTTTCATCAATACTTTCTAATTGTTCTATTGTTTCAAGTATCTGAAGTTTTAAGTCCATAAAAAGATTCACTTCATTAGCTATCTTTATCTCAAGAATGTTTATCTTATCGAGCCATTTTTCAAATGGTGCTCTTGTATTTCTAGTAGTTTGTATATAATCTCTATCAAAAGCAATACTTGAAACACTGACTGATAACTCTCTAATTCTTTTTAGTTCCTCTAAATCAAGTTCAATAATTCGATTCAGTAATCTGTGTTGCTTTAAATATTCTTTTTTATCCATGCTTACCTCCATCTGAGGTAAGTTCTCTATAGAACCTCTTTTCCTCGTTACTTTAATCTTGCTTTCACTGATTCTATCAGTGCATCTTGAATTCTCTCTTTGGCTTTTAATGCTTTCATGACATCTTCATCAATCGTTCCTTTAGTTAGGATGTGATGAATGACAACCGTACTGTCTTGCCCTTGACGGTAAAGTCTGGCATTGGTCTGCTGATATAACTCCAGTGACCAGGTCAGTCCAAACCATATTAGAGTCGATCCCCCAGCTTGAAGATTGAGTCCATGACCTGCACTTGCAGGATGAATTAAAGCCACAGGAATTTTACCTTTATTCCAATCCGATATATCCTTAGCTGTTTTAATCTCTCTGACATCAAATCTATCTTTTATTTTTTCCAGATCGTGTTTAAACCAATAAGCTACAAGAACTGGTTTGCCATTTGCACCTTCGATTAAATCCTCTAAAGCATCAAGCTTTCTATCGTGTATATGGAGACTCTCCTTATCATCGTTATAGACAGCACCATTTGACATCTGAAGAAGTTTGTTTGAAAGTGCTGCTGCATTGATAGCATCAATCTCGTTTTCTTCAAGGGATAGCACCATATCTTGTTTCAAAGAATCATATAACTTTTGTTCTTTATCTGACAGCGAAACCACAACCTCATTCATGACACACTCTGGCATCTTTAGAAAATCTTTTGACTTCATGGAAATTGTGATATCAGATATTAGGCTATATATCTTTTTTTCTGTACCGTCTTTAGGCTTGTAGGAAAATATCATCTGCTGATTTCTTTTATCCGGAACAAAGAAGTTCTGCCTATAGTAAGTGATATATCTTCCAAGTCTTTCTCCCATATCAAGCAGTCTAAATTCTGCCCACAAATCCATCAGACCGTTACTTGAGGGTGTTCCTGTGAGCCCTACAATTCTTTTTATTTTAGGTCTTACTTTAAGAAGTGACTTAAACCTTTTCGCTTGATAGGACTTAAAAGATGAAAGCTCATCAATAACCACCATATCAAACTTCCAAGGAAATCCACTTTTAGTTATAAGCCAGTCTACATTTTCTCTATTTATCAAATAGATATGTGCTGGTTTCCCCAAAGCATCAAGCCTTTCTTTTTCACTTCCGATAACAACAGAATAGTTTAAGTGCTTTAAATGATCCCACTTTTTTATTTCATCTGGCCAAGTAGAGTTAGCAACCCTAAGAGGTGCGATAACCAGTGTCCTTGATACATCAAAATAATCCAGCATTAAATCATTGATTGCTGTAAGCGAGATAACACTTTTTCCAAGTCCACATTCAAGGAAGATGGCAGATATTGGATTGTTCAAAATAAAGTTAGTAGAATAAATTTGATAATTATGTGGAGAGTATTTCATCAATCACACCACCAATCTGATTCTTACCATCAATAACAAAGCACTTAAAACCTAACTTCCTAAAATCATCAATTCTTTTCATCTGTAGAGGCCTTGGCTTTTTTCCTTTTGCCTTTAGTTCTACAAAAGCAAACTTCCCATCTGATAAAAATACCATTCTATCCGGAAGTCCATCCATACTTGGACTTACTAGCTTAAGGCAAATACCACCAAGTCCTTTAACCCTTTTAACTAAAGACTTTTCAATCTCTTTTTCTAGCATATTTTTAACCTCCATTCATAAGAGGTGCAGGTAGGTGAAGGGTATTTACTATTATTATCTATAGGACTAAAAAAATAAGTATATATATTAATATAAGTAAACACCCTGCATATCCCTGCACCCTTAGTCCTCAAACTCTGATTTCAAACGCAATCCATAGACTATAATGCCTTTTTTTGTCTTTTTCTTTTGAAAGTTTTCGATTTCTAAAACAGAATAAAAATCACCGGCACTTCTGGTAAATTCTCCCGTACGAAGACAATAGGCGCGATATGCCGTATATAGCTCCCCACTCTTTTCTGTAAAGGTAGAATCAATCTCACAGCACTCATCTAGAAAATGTTTCATCCAGTCATTATTTTCCTTATAGGCTGCAATGGCATCTTGAACTCTCTTAGGAGCATCGATATGGTACTCGTCCTTGATTACCTGTTTTGCTCCTTCGATTATCCAAGAAAGAATGGCTCCACCTGCATTTTCAAATAAATACTCCGTGTAGTTCTTGATATCATTTTGCCCTTCAATCTTTGCATCAAATGGGATAACAATAAGTCTACGCCATGTCCCTTTATCCACAGCTCCTACCCTTGGCAGGTGATTGGTATATAGGACAAGAGTATGACTTGGCACATAGCTAAAAGGTGACTTAAACTTCTTCTCAGCAAATATCTCGTCTGTGGAACACAGCTGTTTTACATTTGATGTATTCATACGCATCCCTTCTTCAAGTTCTGCAGCAATAAGTAGTCTTTTACCCTTTGCCTCAGCTAGCTCCGGTTTAACATTTCGTCTGCATCCAACGGTCAGCATATCTGCAGACATATTCCCGCTGTAAGTCCCTAGAACTTTAGATACTACATTCCAAAAAGTAGACTTACCATTTCTTCCCTCGCCATATGCAATAATAAGTGCCTCCACATAAACCTTTCCTATTGATGCAAGTCCCACTATCTTTTGTACATAGGAAATAAGCTCAATATCATCAACAAAAAATGTATTAAGAGCATCAAGCCATATATCCTTACCTTCTTCACTTGGAGATACGGTAGTCTGTTTTGTAATATAGTCTTCTGCCTTATGATCCAAACACTCTCCTGTTACAAGATTTATAGTTTCATATGGTGTGTTTAGCATAAATTCATCAGCGTCAAGCATAGACTGCTCTACCAGTACCATCGGTCTAACTTCCTTAAGCGCTGCAGATATATATTTTGTATCACGTCTTTTGATGGCATACTTACGATAAACTTCTGCCTGTTCATACTTTTCAAAAGACCTAGCCTGCTCTTTATTAAACTGAGCACTTGCTTTCTTTGGTCCCATTGCTACAATTAAGGCCCATGCGCCATTACTATTCATTTCTGTGAGTGCTTTTTGAAGTTCAACTTCTGCCTCTTCAAGTTGTCTTGCTGTAAGTTCCTGTGCTATTCCTTGAGCATTAGGCTGGGACTCTTCCCAAAAGCTACCGTTATAGACAAGAAAATCAGTAGCTGGCGAGTAGCGAAGTTTATCTTTATATTCCCTAGCAAGCACCACTGCTTGTCCGACATCTGATAAGTCATCCGGTTTTAAATTTAGTTCAAGATTATACTGTTCTGGTGAAATGTATCCAACTTGATTAGATATCTTATTACCAAATTTTCTCGCACTGTTCCAAATTGTACTTAGCTCTTCTTCAGAAAGTGGTGGATCACACCTATCTGCTTGCTTCATAAATTTCTCATGGGCTTCATTCCCATCACCAAAACGCTTGATAAGTTTTCCTGCAATATGGCTCATGGTATTATTTCGATTTCCAGACTCAATACTCTCGCCTAGATTTGCAAAGCTATCATCCAAAAGAAAGTCTAAAATAGTCCTACTGCCCTCATATAGTTCTACTTCTGGAGTTGATGTTCCATAAAGAAACCTTGCAGCATCTAAAGCATTATCATCAAAATATGGAAACACTGCTTGTATCTTTTCTTTATACTGAGCATATTCGTCAGCATCTGTTATTTCTTCGATTGGAAAATAGACATGAAATCTTGGTCTAGCCGACTTACTTCCCTTGTTTTTCATATGGTTTCTACTGTATGAGGCATAAAAGCATACATCAGGAAAAGCCATTGCTACATCAAAGGGTGTTACCCAGTCTTTTTCACCATCCGAATGGTCATTATCACAGTCCATTGGAATGCAGTCTGATGAGATGAAGTTATCCTTGCTTCGATAATTCCCTTTAAAAGTTCCTGCAACATGGTCAAAAGAGATAGCCTGAATAAAGCTATCCCTATCTGACACCATTACAGAATTTGGATACATACAATTGCTACTGTTTCCTATGCAAGTAGCCACACTTAAACGGCATTTAAGCATTTATCTCCACCTCCATACTTGTACTATCAAAATACTTAATTACTTGCTTTCTTTTCTCAGCAATCTCAAGCTCCTTCTTCATCCCTTCAGTGATTTCACCACCAAAGACCCACACCTCTTGGCATTTACCAAGAAGTATGATATCCATAAAAAGTGCATCTTCTCTTTGGTTAATATCCTCATCATTCATAAATGGAAATAAAAGATGTGGTGTAACAGGAATTGCTCCATTCTTATAGGCAAGTTCTGCATAATGAACTGCTTTTTTTATATTTCTATCCTTATCACCGCTATATGGAGCGCAGATATATGCAAGCGGTCTAAAATTGGGATTCTCAAGATGCTTTTTATATGTCTTACTCATAATCTGCCTCCTTCGAAATTTTAGTCAGATACCATTCAAGCTGTCTTTTTCTTGCTTGATAGTCTGGAGTTGAAATGAGTAACCCAGCGTCAATTTTTTGCAGTCTATCTATCAGATACATTTGCCCTGATGTTAGATACGGACGAATGCTTTTCCCTTTTTCAATCCCATAGAGTTCCCTTACTTGTTTTGCCGACATTCCAAGAACGAGGCGATTAATCATGTCACATTCATTACTGTAGTGATAAGCCTTTGGATTATCATGAATTAAGGCAATGTTTTCTGTTAGAATTGGGAACATTTCTCTAGCAGAAATAATCGTTGTTATGAAGTCCTCCATTTCATTGAACTTCTTAATATAAAGCTCTTTAAACTTCATGGCTTTTGGTCCGGTATATCCCATTGCCAAAATGGTAAAACCATCTCTAGTAAGCAGGTAGCAAGGAAGTTTTCTTCCTGTAGAATCCTTATAACTACTTAGTTCAAAATTGAGTTTAGTGAATTCTTTACTGAGCCCAGATTTGGGCTCAGTGATTGATTGAATATCACGTATTACATGAGAATGTCTTTTTTCAAAAAACTGTGCGATAAACCTACTATCCACTCTGGCAGTGTTATTCTTATCAGCTAAAATACCATAATCATTCATTGGAATCATTGCCTTCATGACTAACACCCCCTTCTAAAGATTTAACAAGTCCTTCTACTGCTACTTGGAGTTCTTTAATCTGCTGGTCTTTAACCTTATCCATTGTTTCCAAGTAGGCTATTCTTTCTTCTATAGTCATCTGTTTGACCTCCTGTGAATTTTTAAGAGCACCATTGCCCTCACATCACAGGCAAAGAAAAAGGACGAGTTTTTAACCTCGCCCTAAAAAATTTCTAATCTTTTTTATAAAATTCGCATTCATAACCATCTGCTCGAAGTATTAGTCCGCTTGCCCAAGGCGGTGTTCTTCCCATCTGCTCGCAAACAACTTCTAGACTCATCCTTTTATCTGCTTCAATGATGATTTCATCATGAACATGGGCTACAATCTCACAGTATCTTAGTGTTTTCATGGCATAAACTAATATATCTCTCGCAATGCCTTGAATAATATTTTCTACAAACTTAGGACCATAGCTTTCTAAACGCTCCCATTTCTTTGTAGCACCCACTCCCTCATAGGTTACAGACTCTCCTCCAAATTTATTCTCACCTATTCTAGGTTTTACATAGGCAAGCTTTCTTCCTGATGGTAGTTCAATAAATAAAAATCCACTCTTATAACTGAAATTAATACCATGTGTTTCTGTGTTGATTCGTTCTTTTACGCAGGTTTTAACTGCTCTATCAACATCCCACCAAAGACTAGTCACCATAGGATTTGAGCTTCTCCATGCATCAACCAGTGGCTGAAGTTCATCTTCTTCTAGTCCCATTTCAAGTGCCCCCATTGCTTTGAGTGCTCCAACAGATCCACCATAGCCAAGTGCAAGTTCAGCAATTTTTCCTTCTAATAAATGACCTCTTAATAGTATTGGTATTTGTCGGAGTTTTTGTATATAATATATATGAGAAAGTATGTGTAAGAGGAGGTAGCTATGTTTTTTCCAGTAATGGTAGATTTATCATCCATGGAGGTCTTGGTTGTGGGCGGTGGAAGAATTGCCTATAGGAAGGTCAAGAAACTCCTAGATTTTGGTGGCAGGGTCAAGGTGATTGCCCCTGAATTTTGTCAAGACCTTTATTCCCTGGCCAAGTACTTGGATGATGAAGAAAGGCTGATAATGATAAGTAGGCCCTTTGAAGTGACTGACCTTGAAGGTCATAGCTTGGTTTACCTTGCTACTGATGATAAGGACCTAAATAGCCAAATAGGTGATATATGTAAGTCTAAAAAAATACTGGTGAATAGGCTGGATGACCATAGGGATTCAAGCTTTATAAATATGGCAACAAGGAGAAAAGAATACAGGGGTCAAGATGTCTTGCTGGCAGTATCCTGTTTTGGTGAAAATCCAAGCCTGACAAGGGACCTATGCAGGAAGCTAGAGGAAGAATTTTTGGAGGATAAATAATGAATATAGATGATTTAAATCCCGCCCAAAGACAGGCGGTTGAGAGAACGGAGGGACCGGTTTTAATTTTGGCTGGTGCCGGTTCTGGTAAGACTAAGGTGCTGACTACTAGGATTGCCTACCTAGTAGAGGACAAACAGGTC